TGGCTTTTTTTTTTTTGTTATTTGCTTTTTTACTTTTATCTTTTATCTTTTTTATTTTCAAATCTTTTTTACTTGCATTTCTTTTTAGTTTTCTTTTACTTGCATTTCTTTTTAGTTTTTGTGGCATATATATACTATATGCAGTTTTTTTATGTGTCTAAATATATAGAAATGAATAAAGCAAGAAAAATATTTGTAGTTTTACTGGTTTTCATATTTTTATCAGGTATATTGTTTTGTTTAAGTCCTATGACTTCACAGGAAAATATGGCAAATATTCTCCAAGAGGAGACTTTAGAAGAAGTTATCCCTGAAGGTAGTAACGACGAAGGTGGATGTCCAGATTTATTGATTCGTTCTGGTGCAGTATTGCATTTGCTAAAAACGAACAAGCCTAAAGGACCGACAAATCCTCTTATTTTTGAAAACTTGGAAAAATACACTGAATATATTCAAAAACAAAGAGAAAATGGTATAAGGTGTCCAGTATTATTTTTACAGGAAGAAAATGACGCACAAGGTAATAATGTTTATCGAATGAGACCAGGACCAGAAATGAATGAAATGAATGCGGCTGTACCAGTACAACAGCTTGAGGTAATGGATGCATCGAAAGATCGCCCTCCGTTCAACGAAACTACTTATAGTGGTTTCGATGCACATGGACAACATATTGGACAATATACAGAATTAGATAAGGTTCACGATTCAACTCAAAATATAAAAATAAGTGATAATCCTATGGATGCAAATTGGGGAGGAATTTTATTTAGTCAAGCGTCCGTAGATAGCGGTAAATATATCGATCGTGAAGTTGCGAAACCCAGAATGATTCCAAAGGTGATGGAAATCTATAAGTAATATATATAATGGATTTATCATGCAAATACTATGATTATGATAACGATAAAAAGTCGATTAAAAATAAAACAAAACTATTTAATATGTCACATGTTTGTTTTATAGCATTTCTATGTTTGATCATATTTTTCTCATTATGGTTTTATTTCTTAAATCCAATGAAACGTTTTCCTAGGCCTTTTGTAGCGTATCATTAGTACCTAAAAATGTTATTAGATTTTCCACAATTTTAGAACTTATTTTTCTTGGCTTTGTTTCTCCAACTTTGATTTGAGATAACTGCTCAGGATTATTACGAACGATTGTATATAATTGAGAGAAATCACCACTTACATGTTTCATTATAGCACTTGCACTCGTATTATTAATACCTGGAATTTGGCATAAAAACATATCTCCAATATTCAAGGGAGTGATATTATCCTTTTTCACTTTTTTTACAATGTCACTATAAGGTTTGGGTTCTTCTGGTGGTTGAGATTCATGGTGCATTTTTTTACCGCCATCGAAATCTCGTTTGAGTTTATCGCAAATAGACAATACTGTTTTAACACTATCTTCAGTATGAATACTACGCCATATATGAAACCCCTTTTCAAAGCTCATCGATGTCATAGCAGACGTTACCATTTTTTTATCTTCTGGGTTTAGTTGAGAGATAATTCCTTCTATTAAATATACTACTTGCGATGATTTATAAGTATGATACAACCTATGGCCTTGTTCTCTGTATCGACCATCCTTAATGCTAGAAATTAGATCTCGGAATGTTTTTCTTTCCCATACTAGTAATAACTCGTCTTTATAGTATAATTCAAAGTCCCCTAAATCTAATGGTGCTGTTTCGATTTCAATATGAGGATATTGCGATATGTATGATTTACAAATTTCATAAAAAGCAGTTTCTCTATTATCAATTATAAGTTTCATTTTTCTCTAAATATTATTATTTTTATGTGCATTTAAAAAATAATAAACCTAAACTAAAAAAATATATTGTTTTAAATATTTACTTATAGTCCCAATTAGCCATGGCCAGATTGATTCATTCGTTCTGTCCAGACATCTAGGACCCCTAGGTAACCCTCAATCTCACCCAACCCTTACACTAACGCCTACCCTCATACCTCATACCCACATTACCCTGACCCTGACCCTGACCCTGACCCTGACCCTGACTCTGACCCTGACCCTGACTCTGACCCTGACCCTGACCCTGACCCTGACCCTGACTCTGACCCTGACCCTGACCCTGACCCTAGTCCCAATACATTAACAAGTGGCATACTTTTGCATGCGTTCAAAGCAACACTTGCAGATGTTCCATTTACATTCCATGCTGATTTACGGATAGCTGGTAATTTTCTTGCGATACCTAAATTAGCAGTAACGTTCTTTTGATGAGGCATCATCATAAGACTGTTCTTCTGACTTCTGTATTCATGGTATTGAGCCCTAGAAACAGAAGCGGTTGAATTTTCTCTAGGAATAAGACCTGGTTTTTTTGATCCTCCGCCCTGGCATTGATTAACAATAGTAGATTTATGAGCAACTTTTGACGAATATGGCATATATACATTCTCTAAATATTATATTTGTTTGCTCTCGTTAAAAGAAAATTGAAATACATTTAAAGATATTATTCCTAAATATATTAGGAAATGGCAGCATATACAAAGATCAAAAAAGATGAAGATATGGTAATGGAAAAAACATCATCAGGGATTGATAAATATATTTTTGATCCTTACAATCACTTGAATCAAGAAATAAATGAATTGGAAGTGAAGAGACTTTTAACTACATATAATGTAGATGTACCTATACATAATTTTACTCTTTATAAACGAGCTTTTGTTCATCGCTCATATATAAAAAGACCAGAAGCGTGGAATATTGAAAACAATATACATATAGTTCCTAAACCAGATGATTGTTTTCCATTATATACAAAATCTAATGAAAGGTTAGAATTTTTAGGAGATGGTGTATTGGAATGTATTGCAAAGTTTTACTTGTATAAACGTTTTCCAAAGGCGGATGAGGGATTTATGACAGATACTAAAATAGAACTAGTAAAAAATGAAACAATCGGACGTATTGCACTAGAAATCGGCTTGAATAAATGGTTTATGATATCTAAACATACTGAACAGAAAAATCTTAGAATAAATCATAAGAAACTTGGTTGTTTATTTGAAGCATTTGTAGGTGCATTATTTTTAGATATTAATCGTGTTCCAATAAAAGACGAGGATCATTGGTTCGATACCATGTTTCAATGTGGTCCAGGATTTCAAGTAGCTCAATTATTTGTAGAAGCGGTTTTTGATCGTCATATTGATTGGGCAAAAATTACCAAACAATCTGATAATTTTAAGAGACCTCTACAAGAATTGCTCCAAAGTGAATTTAAAACAACACCTCATATTATGGAAGTAGAATCATTTACTCAAGATAACGGATACTTTATGGGAGTATATCTTTGTTTGGGCCAACCTACACATGGTGTGCATCATAGTGAAACTATTTCTAGAAACAAGTTTTCAAGTTTTGAAGATATTCATAGATATATGTCATATTATCAAAAGATTTATTTATTTTTAGGAGAAGGTAAGCACAAAATAAAACAGAATGCAGAACAAAGTGCTTGCAGAGATGCTATTGAATATATAAAATCTATGCGCGATTTCTCAGATGTCATTAACAAGGTTCAACAAAAACACAATGCATATTTGTAACTTTGCTGATCAAAAACATGAGAAAAATAATTATACATATAAGTTATTGAACCGCTTATTATTGTATGTATCTATAATATACAATGAGCCAAGATAGTCCGGTTATAGTTGCATTTAGACCTTTAGAAATACTAAAGCAAAAACCTATTGCGACATCTTTTGATGCTTTATATAATTTTTCAGAAAAAAGCGAACAAGAAGGTATTCGGATTTCAAGTATTATGGAAGATGGATTAGAAGAAAATACAATAAATAGAGATCTTATTTTAGAAAAACTTCAAAAAAATGGTTTTTTGATAAAACCTTGTGAAAAAGATTCGCCTCTTGAAAATGAAGGAGAACAAGATTCAGATGATGAAAATTCTCATCATGGTAAAGAATTATCACAAACGACACCAGTATCATTAGAATCGATTATAGAACCATCTGTAGAACCTATCAATACAGGTGTTGCAACAATAGGAAGAAAACTAGGAGATACCCATGTGAATTTGGAAGATGCTGTAGAAAAGGGCATGGAAATAGAAAAAACAACTAATGAAATAGAAAAAGAGAATGAAAACTCTACTGAAAAAGAGGTAGAAATACCAAACGAACCCAAATATTCTGAAGATAAAGCAAATCGCGAAATATCCAAAGATAGTTCTACTGTTTTTATATTGTGTTCTTCTAAAGAAAACGAAAATCCACCAGGAAAAGAACCTAGTGAAAAAATACCTAAATCTCGCATTCCAGAATTTAATTCACTGGCAAAAATTGGAAAGTGGAGGCAGATGTTATGTAATAGTTATGATGCACCATTTACTTTAGATGATACTTTATGGAACAATGTAGACCATTTTTTAATTGCATCACAATACCGAAATTATTCTATGGGTCAGGCATTTGAGCAATATGAAAATGCGGTAGAGATACATAAGAAAAAGAAATTTGGTGATCAAAAATTAAAAACAGATGATGACTACTTACAGAGAGAAAAACAAGAAACATTTCACGCTTTATATGCGAAATTCACGCAAAATCCAGAATTGGCTCGTATTTTAGAAGCGACAAAAGATGCACACTTATTTTATCGTGTAAATAAACAAAAGAAAATCGAATTCACTGAATTAATGTGGTTACGTGAATTGTTGAGAGAGTATACACGAACATCATTGAAACCATTGGCTGAAGAACCACTAGATCCAGTCGTTCGAAGAAGAGTAGTTAAAGAAGCAACTGAATATGACATGTCTGAAGTTACTATTGGAGAATATGCACCTCAATTACCACAATACACACCAGATGTAATAAAATCATCTCATTATTACATGAATAATAGAACCGAATTCATAAAGAAAATTAATGAATTATACAAAAAATATGGTTCAGACTCTAGTAATTCTTCTTCAAATGGTTTTGATTTGCTGACTCACCAAAAAGTAGTCCGTGACTATTTAGATGTCGTTACTCCTTATCGTGGATTACTAGTGTACCATAATCTTGGTTCTGGAAAGAGTTGTACATCAATTGCGGTTACTGAAGGTATGAAGACAACAAAAAGGATTGTTATTTTAGTTCCTGCTTCTCTAAAAAGGAATTATGAATTTGAATTACAAAAGTGTGGGGATTTATTATACAAAATTAATCAGTATTGGGAATTTGTTTCTACTGAAGGAAAACCAAATTTGATTCCAGTATTAGCAAAAGCATTATCAATGAGTACAAAAGAAGTGAAAGATAAAAAAGGTGCATGGATGGTAAATGTAAATAAACCATCCAATTTCAAAACATTGAGTCCAAAAGAACAATTTACAGTGAGAGAACAAGTTACACATATGATTAATCAAAAATATTCTTTTTTACATTATAATGCAAATAATTTAGGTGTAAAAATAGGACAATTAAAAAAATCGACACGTAATCCTTTTGACAATACCACTATTGTAATAGATGAAGCTCACAATTTAATTAGCAGAATAATAGGAAACTTGAAGAAGAAAAATAATGACTCTGTATACTTGAAATTGTATGATATGCTTATGGATGCAAATAATTTAAAAGTTGTCATGTTATCAGGAACACCAATAATTAATTACCCTCAGGAACTAGCAGTATTATTTAATATTTTACGTGGATATATTTACACATGGACATTTACAATACAAGTAAATACATCAGAACGTGTAAATACTGATTATATTCGTAGTATATTAGACAAGCGTAATTGTGTTGTGTATGATTATATAGAATATACTCGTAATACATTAGTTGTCACAAGAAATCCATATGGTTTTATAAATGTAAATACACCACCGAGAGATGCAAATGTCTCTCAACGAACAACAAAACAGGCAGATCAAAGAATGAAAACTCCTCATAACAAAACTTTTAAACAATCAGGTGGGTATGGACAATATGGTGTAAAATTAGATGACAGAGGTAATATAGATAATGATGCATTCAAAAAACAAATAATACATATTCTTAAGGACAATGATCTTATTGTAAAAGGAACACCAAAAGTGGTAAAGGAGAAATGCTTACCAGATGACGAAAAACAATTTCAAGAAATATTTTTAAAAGAAAAGACAGATTTTTCCAATAAAAATGACACTTCTGCTGATGTTCAACATGTACAAACTTTACGACGTCGAATTTTAGGGCTTACTTCTTACTTTAGAAGTGCTGCAGAAGGATTGCTACCAGATTTTGTAATGAGTTCAGATGGTAGTCCTTTTCATGAAGTTCGTGTTCCTATGAGTGATTATCAGTTTGCAGATTATGCAAAGGTTAGAAAAGTAGAGATTGAAAAAGAAAAGAAGTCTAAAAAAATGCAAGGGATTCAAAGAGGTATGAATAATGGTGAATTATTTCAAATGGCCAGTTCATACCGTGTTTTTTCCAGAACGTTTTGTAATTTTGCATTTCCAGTACCACCTGGAAGACCAATGCCTCAAATAAAAAAAGGACATGATGAAATAGAAGAAGATGCTGATGGTTCTCAAAAAAGTGAAGACACACCTGATGTAGAAAGTGCAATAGAAAATGATAAAGAATACGAAGAAAAAATTGTCAGTGCAATGAGTTTTTTGAGAGAGAACCGCGATACTCTTTTATCACTGAATAAAAATGAATTAAGAAATTTCAGTCCAAAAATGGAACAAATACTCAAAAATATTAAAAATCCACAGCATAAAGGTTTGCATTTGTTGTACAGTAATTTCGTTACAATGGAAGGCATAGGTGTTTTCCAAGAAGTATTGAACGCAAACGGATTTCAAGAATTTAAAATAAGAAAAGAAAACGGTAATTGGGTTTTAGATTATGAACCAGATGAGAGGATGTGTTATGCAGCATATACAGGAAACGAAGATCCTGAAGTTCGTGAGATTTTTAGAAGCGTTTTTAATGGAGAATGGGAAAATGTTCCTGAGACAATTTCACTCGAATTAAGGAAAATCGCACAAAATAACATGTATGGTGAAATTGTAAAATTATTTATGATTACTGCCGCAGGAGCAGAAGGTATTAATTTGCGAAATACTAGGTACGTTCATATTATGGAGCCATACTGGCATATGGTAAGATTAGAACAAGTAATTGGAAGAGCTAGACGCATAAATAGTCACATTGCATTACCTAAAGAATTGCAAACTGTACAAGTGTTCTTATACATGTCAGTTATGAGTGATAAACATAAAACAGACGAAAAGTTCAAGGAAATTCAGGTAAATGATCTAAGCAAGATTAAAGAGAATACACCTGTAACAACAGATGAATACTTGTTTGAGATCTCTCAAATGAAACAAAAAATCAATAATCAATTCTTACGAGTTATTAAAGAAACTGCAATGGACTGTCATTTGTATATCCAGAATCATAAGAAAAATGAACCGCTTGTATGTTATGGTCGTGGTTTTGCACCAGATAGGACGTTTGTTACTTACCCTTTACAGAAGCAAGACTTACAAGAGGATATGAATCGCCCAGAAAAACATGCAAGAGAACAACAACAAAGCGAACGAGAAATATCTCCTGCTTTTCAACCACTGCAGAGAAAATATGAAAATTTAGAAGATGATGATAATAATGAAGTCAATCGTTCAACACAAGAAGAATTATTGGAAAACAATCAAATGAGTCCTCAGCGAGTACAGTCTGAAACTCTTTCAAATTCTTCATTGGCACCATCATTCGATAATAATGACAAAAATGAAGTTTATACATCACCTTCATTTATAGAAGGAGTCCCAAATTTAGCTAAAACGATGTTTGATGACAATATTATGTTTGCTTTTTACTCAAAATCTAACGACAAACCTTATCCTGGAATGGGAAATGGTGAAATAATACCATTGTCGAAAAAACCAGAGTATAAAGATTTATCAGCTATCGTAGGATGGAGAAAGATGCTTTCAAATTTCTGGATTGAACCATTTGAATTGTACGGTAAAAAATGGAATAGTGTGGAGCATTATTATCAAGCTTCTAAATTCAGAAAAGAAAATCCAGAATTTTATCATCAGTTCTCATTAGATAGCGGTAGTGAATTATCAAAAGATCCTAACATGGCTAAAGCTGCAGGAGGAAAAACAGGAAAGGTTGCAAATAAACAATTCCGACCGAAAACAATGAAAGTGGATTCAGACTTTTTCAATACAAACCGCGTCAATGAAGAAATGTATATTGCACAATACGCTAAATTTACAAATCCGAATGCAATAAGAAATAGGGAAGATACTGGAGAAGAATATCAATATTTAGCAGATATGCTGGTCAAAACAAAAGACGCAAAGCTTATGTATACTATGTTGCGTTCTACAGAAAAAGTGTTCTTTGAAAATTTGGTTGTCATTCGCGATTTGATTCAAAACAATAAGATTGAGGTTAAAATATAAGGTATTTATATACAGATGACAATACCTAAACGATACATACCAAAAACATTAAGCAAACATGATAGTAAAAAACAAAAGAAAAACATTGTACAAACACGAAAATTATATAAAAAGAAAATATACAAGAATCGTCCTTTTTTAAAGTCCTTCAAATCAAAACCATCTCGCCATGTTGTAAAAGCGAAAAAACTTTACAAAGTAGACAAAATTACACCGTCAAAACAATTGGCAAAAGCGACAAAATGTTCAGTAAAAGGTTTAAATCGCATTACCAAAAAAGGTCGAGGTGCATATTATTCAAGTGGTTCCAGACCGAACCAAACCGCTCAATCATGGGCTAGAGCACGACTAGCAAGCTCTATTACAGGTGGGAATGCAAGTAAAATAGATTACAAGATTTTACAAGAAGAATGTCATCCATCCAGCGTCGCGTTAAAATTAGCACAACGTCCAAAATATGTAATGTAATTAGTAATATAAAAATAATTATTTATAAAAAATAAGTAATTATAGAATGATAGACACGAATGATTTATTGATGACTTCTATGAAGATGAATGCAGTAGTGTCTTTTGTAAAAGATCGTAATTATCTAGAAATACTTTGTATTGCATTTTTTTTTATTGGGTATACTATTCTGAAATCTGGTATTTTAAATAAACAAAATTTAGAAAAAGCATTAATTTATTGGAAATATAATTCGTTTAGTAATTATGACAATTTCCATAAAATGAGTAATTTAGTGCTAGAAGGTGAGCGAATATCTACACGAGGAATTTACTTGAAAAATACAGAAATTATGTTCAGTGTATCATTCAAATCAGTTTGGAATAGAATAATGCAGATAAAACCGGATGTCATTTCTCTCAAAGAATGTGTTTCTATTGAAAAAGTATATTATCAAAGAGAACAATCACAATCTGACTCTGAAATAGATGATAATTTAAACGAGATATTTATTATAAATCAAAATTTACCATTTCACATTGAGAATGATATTTACTGTGAAATCAATGTAGATGAAAAAAAGAATGATGACAAAGAGAACGACAATATAACAATAACAAAATATACAATAAAACTGTTTTCTTTTACAAAATCAGTTTATTTATTGAAAGAATATGTCGACGAATTAAGAAAAAAATATTTGAATAATATAGAAAATGAAATAAATAATAAAACATTTTTGTATGATTTACGACGAATAAATGCAGAAGATTACAGAATAGAATGGGCAAATTCTGAATTTCGTTCAAATAAGAGTTTCAAAAACTTATTTTTCCATAAAAAACAAAATGTAATTGATAAAGTGAATTTCTTTTTAGAAAATGAAGAATGGTATGCAGAACAAGGTATTCCATATACAATGGGAATATGCCTTAGCGGACCACCAGGTACTGGTAAAACCTCTTTCATAAAAGCTCTTACAAATCATTGTAATACTATGGGGAAAAAACGACATTTAGTATCGATGAATCTCAATTTAATATCTACAGAAGACGATTTATATAAGGTATATTTCGATGAAAAATATTCTCAAGATAATCATAAACCAGTAAAATTTATGGATAAAATCATTGTAATTGAAGACATAGATTGTATGATAGACATTATAAAGAAAAGATCCACTACTACTAAAAATAATACAACTACAAATAATACAACTATAAGTATTGATAATTCATATGAAAATATTATCGCAATTCCAGATACAATTTCAATTACAGGAAAAAATTTGGGCAATAAACAAAATCTAAGTCCATTGTTCAAAAAGAAAGACGCATTCTCATTATCAACATTATTGAACCTGATTGATGGAATACAAGAGAATCATGGAAGAATCATTATTATAACTACAAATCATTATGATCAAATAGACCCAGCATTATTGAGAGAAGGAAGAATAGACATCACGTTGTCAATGGAAAACACCGATTATAAAATTTTATGTGAAATATTCCACCACTATTACAATGAATCTCTCGAAAGCTTTGTAAAAGGCGACAATAAAATGTTAAAACTCAAGAGTATTAATATCATGACAAGCAAGGTAATAAATATTTTAAAGACTGCATTGAATGCTTCTGGTTTCATTGAACAAATATTGAACAATTATTAATTTTTATTTTTTCTCTAAAACCCATAAATATTCTCGTACTGTTTTTTTCTCACCTTTTCTTTTGTAGTCTGCTATACCTTTCATTCGATTATATGCTTTATGGTCTATAGGTATTATTTCTACTGTTCCATATTTTTCCAAAATTAGTTGCATTTTTTCCAAAGAAATTATACCAGTACTGTTGTATGAAATAATAATATATTTGGATTTTGTATTCTTTATTAATTCTGAAAACTCGTTTTCAGCTTCTTTGAAGCTATTGTATGCCGAACGTTCCCAATCAAGAGGCTGGCCTCTTGTAGTTTCTGGAATTTTTATATTTTTATTCCATAATGCAATGATATTTAGCAGAAAATAATAAGTAGAATATGAATGTTTATTGTAAGGTGGATCGTAATAAACCAAGTCCAAATAAGGGATTTTTTTCGCCCATTCGTTTGTGTCCATTTGATTTATATTTACATTACAAGTATTATTTAGATGTACAGGAAATGGAAGCTCTATAGGCTTTTGAATTCGCTGTATATCAATGTTACGTTTCCCACCATATTGTCCGATCTCCCCATTTTTATAAAATGCTGCAAACTGACCACTAGTATTATTATGTACAGAACATTCCACCAAAAGAGGTCCTAACAAAAAATGTTTAATATTTTCAGGTATTTTTTCAATATAATCTCTGTATAAGTCTATTCGTTTTCCGTTTTGAAAAGTAAAATAAACACGATCTTTTTTAGTAATTATTTCTCTTGAAGGAGCCCAATTACCTGATATAAAAGATTCTTTGTTTTCGTTTTTTTCTTTATTCGTTACAAGATTATTTGCTTCTTCAATATATGTTTCTATTTCTTTTTTATCAGTTTTAGAAATATTTGATAAAAAGCATTTATTTAGTGAATATGAATAATCAGATATATCATTACAGTATAATTCAGCTGAACATGATTTAAACAGCCGTGATACTATACCAGATCCAGAAAAACCATCACCCATGCTAAGCTTTCTTCCTTCTTTTTTTTCTATTTCATCAATTACTTCTTTAATATATGGTAATATTTTCCTTTTGTTTCCCATATAAGTAATAATCTGATTCTTATAGTATGGCGGATCCATGTAATATGGTAATGCACATATGAATATGTAAAAACCAACGTATTTTTACATGCTGTAATATATATAGAACCTATGAACGTATTTAGCAATTTCGGTTCTTTGATTGCAAGAAGTGTAGACTTCGTTAACAACCCACTGCATTTAGAAAAACGCAGTTACTCTATTGTACTGGATGCAACATCATCACAAGGATTAACAGTACATGATGGGACCGGATATCATGAATCCGCACAAAGTATTAGTGGAGATACTCTTATTGCTGTAAATAACGCATCAAATATTCCATTAGATTTCTCGACCTTGTTAAATAGATATAATGAGTTCTCATTATGCATGAAATATAATGTACATGACACCAATTCATTGGCGTCTCCTTTAGTTAGTTTCTCGAAACCAGTGTATGAAGTATCCCCTTCACCGTCAGAGATTGAAGTACGTCAAACAGTACAATTTTATGTTCTAAATACATCGAGCTCTCCGATTGCTTACACCTTATCTGGTGATTTTAGTAGTTTTGATTTGAATAACATTTCTATGAATGGTATATTTACTGCTATTGAAAATTATTTAGACGTTTATGTACGGTATAGAAGTGGTGATCTATTTTTAATTCTCAATGACACGGACACCTCGAATTCTGTTTTTGTAGATTCTATACCACTTAGTGGTACTGGTCAAGATGGTTATTTAAAGGGTGCATCTGGAAAAATCATTGATTTAACAACTAATCAAGTAGTTGAGACATTTGTTACTGATCATGTAGGTTCATATAATACGGTAACAAAAGTAAGTAAATTACCAGAATTTTACAAAATCGAATTTGAAGGAGGAATCGATATAGCAACCGACTCTAGTTTCTTGTCAGTAATATCAATTATTTCTTCCAGAGAAGAAACCATATATCGTGATTATAAAACAAATGCTAATGTTATATCTACACTTTTTAGTGGTGTAGCTGAAGAATCCGCATCAGCAAAAGGAAAAGCCATTGACGACTCAATAATTCAGGAATCATTAGATATTGTGAATAAAACTTTGAATGTAGATATTTCCGCTGTAAATTTTGATTATATTAAAGTTGAAGATGAAAATGTACTTAAGATTGTAAATGAGACAAATGTTATCACAAACACTCTTGATAAAGTTGTAAGTGATATATCTGGTACCGCTATATCAAAAAAGTTAGTTTTAAAATCATTTGCTAAAACTCTATATGATAATTCAAGTAATGTATTCAATTTAGATTCTAGTAATAATATCGAAAAAATAATACAGACAATTGAAAATGATACTTCTATAGTTATTGACAACAACACAAAGGAAAATAGCAAAAGTTATATAGAGAAAATAAATACGAATATATCTACAAGTTCTGGTAATTTTAGACAAATCTTTGAAGATACCGTTTCAACAAGTAAAGCCACAGAGGATGATATACTGACCAGAATATTCAAAAATGAAACAATTCAATCAAGCAATATGGAAACTATAACAAATAATGTAATTAATTCAATTGTTACATTGGGACCGATGAGTATTACGGATATATCTCATCAATCAACGTTGTTTTTTGACATGAGTTCAATATTCATTTTCAATGACGAAATAGAATTAAATATATCTGGTGGTTCTGGACCAGCACAACCTGTACTTACCTTGACAAGTACAACTGGTGGTGATATAAGTAACGGTTATCTCATTTATGATCTTATTGGTAATTACACAATTGACAGCTTAAAACAAGGCGAATCTGTGTTTTTCTTTGATGCGTCAGCATCTATTGACATACAAATATTAAGAGCTCCACAACTCAAATTTGAGTTTGATATGGAAAGCAATTATACATTCCTCGATACTATTTCTCTCAATGTATCTGGTGGTACGATTGATGCTGGGGATG